TATAGGTATACTTCTGTGAGACTTGGATGAAATTGGATTAACAAAAGTCTGTTTTTTAAATCCGTCAAACCAACCTTGGTTTTCAACATAATCTTCTGGATTGGATGAACTTGAAGAAGCAGAAGATAACATGGGCGGTGTATCTTCTTTCTTCTCTTCTTTTTTGCTCATCTTTTGCTTCTTCTCCCATGGCTGTTGTTGTTTTGGTTGTCTTTTAACAAAAGCACTAGTCACAGGCTTAAATTTGTGTTGAAGTTTGTCACCAAAATCTTTATCAGGATTTTCGAACATATCTAACAATATGTCTCTAGTCTCGTGCATGACTTTAGTAATTTTCTTTTCACGGCCTCTCTTTATTCCTTCTTTCACAGTCTGAAGAACTGTATTCCAACCAGCAGGTTCACTAGCTAAATCATAGTTCCATGATTTACCTGGTTTTCGATGTATATAAGTGCACTGATAGTCTGTGTCAGGTCTTGGGTCTAGCCTTCCATCTTCTGTGGCAACTATAGGTGCAGCTTCAAAATAATCATCAACTCTGGACAAATATGCTTCTGGGTTGTTGCATGTACCTTCTAACTTACTCTTCCAAGCACATATAGATATGTTAGTCGTCAATATTAATGCTTTAGGTTCTGCAAATCGTCCTTTGTCAGCTAGTGAAGCCATTTTGAGTAAATATGGAGCCGTATCCTTAAGTCTTAGGAAATTTTCCGCATTACTTTTACCTTTATTCTCCACTGCAGCGAGAAAATCGGACATTATAATAATAGGCTGACCTATATATCCATCCCAATGTTCTGCTACTCCAGTGAATGTGTAGACATATTGATGTATCTTTACTCTTGGAGTATCATCTGGATGGGTCAAATCATGATACAAATCATTTCGGAGATGTTCATATTCTTCATGGTAAAATGACAAACAATATAATATAAATGTTGCTAAAAAATCAGCTTGTGTCGATTTACCAATAGAAGTTCCTCCAAATAATACAACCGAATATGGTGAGTCTCTGGGTAAACACTGTGTATCATTCAAACACTCAGGCATTTTGATAAATTCTCTATACTTTGTATAAAAATATTTAAAAGCATCCTTTGTGTTAACATCTTTCCTCTCATTGACACACAGCTCATAATAACGCATTAATTCAACCTTCTCTCTAACACTGGGATGTGTTTTTGGGGACATATTAAATTGTATAATTTCCCATGTACCAGGACATGATTGCTGAGCTGTTTCCTGTGTAGTTTTTGTAACCAACTCATTAATAATTGGGAAATAAGATAAATAGTCATCGAGATTCTTTGGGAGCATTCCTACCACAAGCCTGTTCAAGCCAACAGCACTTGCTACAGACATATTCTTTTTTGATGCACCGGAATATATTATCATACACAACGCAGATAACAGTGGGGCAACTAATTCTTCTGCACCTTGATTCATGATATCGTTTCCTTCATCTACGATATCATTTCCTTCATATTCAACTTCCACTTCATTCCAATGATCTCCTAATTCAAGAGGATCCGGAATTTCATCTTCAACCTTTACTTCAGGTTCTTCTCTCTTCTTCCTTTTCTTTTCCTCTTCAATCTTGGAATGAATTTCCAAAATATTAGAAGCAAAAGCTACAATACCGACACTCAAATCATATAAATTTCCTAAATTGTGTAAAACAATTTCGAGGAAAATTTGTTTGATAGTATAACCTAACATAAAACGAACCAATGTTGTGACAAGTACAATAACAGTTTCTTTAGTAGCTTCTAATAGGTCTGCTAAACTATCGTAGGCCTTGTCGAATAATTGCCTTGATCCTTCTCCGACCAGGGAGCTTACTAAACCATTTACTATGGCTCTAAAGCATGATTGGACCACTGCCATTAGACTACTAAAACCTTCTTGTATTTTAGTTCCAAGAAACATACCGAAATCGGCCATTATATTAGTTAATTCACCAAATCCTTGATTAACAATTCTTTGGTCTGTTATATGTTGTTTGGAAGAATGATAATTATACATGAAAGAAAAGTATTCCTTAGTTAACCATTTTCTTTGCATGCCAATTCTGATCAAATTGACTTTTACATCTTCTGGTACACTATCATAAAAAGAACCACTTTTCATCATGTATATGTCTGACAGTCTTCCTTTCACACTGCCAGAATGACCTCTCTTCAGGTCTTTGTTCATAATAAACACCTCCTTGTCTGGTAGTTCATAAAAAACCCCAGTGCAACAAGAAGGGCAACAGTCAGTTCGACAAAAGTAACAAATTCCATCACCGTGTTTCTTCACAGAAATACACTTCAATGGATTAGTCAATCTGACTGATAGGCTGTGTGTGCAAGCACCACAGCAGTGACTGAAATATTCAGCCATATAAACGCTAACGGGAGCCTCATCGTAATCGTTGATCTCCTCTTCGATTGTAACTTGTTGTTGAGTTAAGCCATTGTAAAAATATTATTTAGTCGCAAA